AATATTAGAAAAACTACTTGACAAATCATAAAATTACTAATAATATAATTGTGTTAGTAGAAATACTACTAATAAAGGAGGCGAGAAGATGTTAGATATTTACAGATTAAGAAAGAAAAATGGAATCACACAGCAAAAACTTGCAGAAATATTGAAAGTTGATCAGACAGCAATAAGTCAGTGGGAGCGAGGCGCAGCTAATCCAGCTGTTGACAGACTTCCGGAATTGGCAAAAGCCTTCAATTGCACGATTGATGATTTATTTGGTGCAATAAAAAGATAACATTTTATTGCACCAAATACCATGGACAGGACGTACTATTTTTTAATGAAAACTAGCACAAGAAAGATAACAGGAGGTGAAAAGATGAATATTTATCAGACGGCTCGCCGATCGGCAGGATTGACACAAGAAAAAGCAGCGGAGCTGCTGAACATTAGCGTGGAATCTATAAGAGCGTATGAGTCTGGCAGAAGATTCCCGCCCAATACCGTCGTCAATGATATGGTTGACATTTATCAGACGCCACATCTGGCGCTGCAGCATTTGAGAACGGATCCGCTGGCAAGCCGGCTCTTGCCGGCAAATGTACAATCGCGTTCGCTGGAGCAAGCGACAATTCGCTTGTACCGGCAGGTGCGTGAATTTGCGTTAAATCATCGGACGGATGACCTTATCGACATTGCTGAAGATGGGGTCATAGACGAGAAAGAGCGCCCGCTGTTCAATGAGATCATGTGGGAGCTGAACGAAATTGTTAATACGGTTTATTCGCTTCAATATAGGAGGTTGTAATGAATGCGAAAATAGAACAAAAACTGCAGATGTTAGATGACATCTGCATGAAATATGAAAACTCTATACCTGTGCAGGTGGTCGCCGACTATGTTGGCTGCACGCCTGCAGCACTGCGCAATTCTATGCTAGCACAGACGTGCCCGTTCGGATATGCGTGGAGAACCGGTGCGCGGGCGGGTTTTTGTATCCCGACAATTCGGTTTTACAACTGGATCATCGGAAAATAAAAACACCCAACAGGATTATAAATCCCGTCGGGTGTAAATACGTAACGTAGTTATTATATTAACACAGCAAGAAGTAAAAGACAAGGGGTAAAAGTCAATGAAAATGAAAACAATTAACAGAGTCGTTAACTGTGTGATCTTTTCAAGCATGGCCATTGCGATTAGCTGTGAGATTTTGGCATTTATAATCTGGATAATGATGGGGTGATAACATAATGGGTACGCAGTTTTATTTCGATGCTGAAATAGCGGAGAAATTCTCTGTTGAAGAAGCGATCTTCGTGCACTGCATCCATTGGTGGTGCTGGAAAAACGAGTGCAATGAGAAGAACTTTGCCGACGGTCGCTATTGGACGTACAATACGGCCAAGGCGTTATCGAAATTGTTTCCGTTTTGGTCCGTTGGACAGATCAATCGCATCGTCAAAAAATGCGAAGAACATGGTTTAATTTTGACCAGAACAAGCAACAAAAAGGCAATGGACAAAACACGCAATTTTACAATTACTGATTTCGTTAAATCGATTTATCGAAATCAGCAAATCGATTTGTCGGAATCGAAAAAACCATTTGACGATTCCAAAAAATCTTATAATGAACAGTTAGTAACAACAGTTACTAACACAGTTAATAAACAAGCGGAACCATTTGATTGCCTAAACAAGGAACTTCGAAAACAAGCGGTTTTGTTTGTCGGGGAAGATAATGAGTTGATGGATGCACTTGACGGCTTTTGTCAGATGAGAAGCAAGCGGAAAAAGCCGATACAGACTGAACGACAGCTAAAGCTGCTTATAAATCGCCTTCAGAACTACTCAAAAGGCAGACGAGATGTTATGTGCATGATGCTTGACATCTCAACGGAGAATGGCTGGACGTCGATTTATGAACCAAAAATGCCATTCTCACAAGAGACAAAAAGAACAGCAGGTGAAGAGTTTTGATAGAAAAAGAAAAGCCGTCTCTTGGCGCACAAGAAGCCGTGCTTGGTGCAATGCTGATTGAGCCAAAAGTCGTTCCGGCCATACTGCGGAAGGTTACAGCCGAAGACTTCACGGACGCGACGTGCCGGAATGTATTTAACGCGTTCGTCAAGCTGATCGCTGCATCAAAGCACATTGACGCTGTGACAGTGCTTGGCGTTTTGGGCGGCGAATACCGTCAGTACCTCGGTGAATTGATGGATATCACACCGACGGCAGCGGGGTGGGAAGCATACGCCGAGCAGATGCGTGCCGATGCGAAGATGTTTCGTGCACGCAAAATCTTAAACGACTTTGCATTTCTAAACACGCCGGAAGAAATGCAACAGGCGATTAGCGAAGCGGCAAGTGTTTTTGCCGCCAAGTCAGAAAATGTAGTGTCACTCAGCAAAGCATTGATTGGCGCGATGGAAGAGCTGGATAAAAAACCAGAATATTTGGAATTCGGCATTTCCGCTCTGGATCACGGACGGCTATGGGCGGAACATGGAGATTTCATCATCGTCGGCGCAAGACCAAGCGTCGGCAAAACAGCTTTTGCGCTGCAGGTTGCAAAACAACTTGCAAAAAAAAATAAAGTCGGTTTCTTTACTCTAGAAACCGAGCCGCGCAAGCTGGCAACGCGCTGGATTGCACAAAGTGCGACGATCAATATGACGCACTTAAAAAACCGACAGATGTCGCCAGGTGAATACACGGCGATGGCACAGGCGAATAGTCAAGACAGCAAGTACTGCAGCCTTGATTTTGTAAAAGCTGCAGGGATGACAACAGACCAAATCATAGCTGAGACTATCGCAGGACAGTACAACGTCATCGTAATCGACTACATACAGCTTGTTCGTGGCCGCGGCGAACGAGATGAAAACCAGCGCATTGCAAATATCTCTATGACGCTGCACACATTTGCACAACAACATGGAATCGCAGTTATTGCTTTGTCTCAGCTTTCCCGTGCCGGACAAAACGGCGGGGGCATGGCAACTCTGCGGGGATCAGGACAATTAGAGCAAGACGCGGACATTGTCTTGATGTTAGAACTGATCAATCCGGACGATGCGGACAGTGATAGAACGCTGTCGATAGAAAAAAACAAAGAGGGCAGGCGAGGACACTGCACGCTGCGTTTCGCTGGACAGTACCAGCACTTTGAGTACGTGCCGCCGAGTAAACGGCACGTAGAAGAGCAACGTGCAAATCTTGAAAACCAAGAACAAATTCCGATGCCACAAGCGCGGATAGCGTACTAACAAAACATAGCGACGTCTCCACGCCTGCACACAGGCGGCAGAAATCGGGCAAATTTAAATGAAAGGAAAACAATCTTTGGTCTTTGCAAAAAACGATTCGGAACTTACCATTACCAATCAAACCGAAACCTGATCGGTTGCAACTTGCGCGCAGGCGTGGAGACGTCAACAAAAGGAGGCAGGAAACATGTTAGAAATTACAATGGAATATACATCAGACGGCGCAACCATCGGATGGGGAAAGATATGGGGAAACGGGAGAGTTTGCGCAGGGCGCTTGATCCGGCGGGAATGCAACCGATTAAAATTGAGATGTCAATATGATCACGGTACCGGATATGCTGTCGTGTCGGTATATACTGAAAAACAAAGAAGGCGGCTGCCAGAATTGGAAAAATATATCCAGGGAAAAAAGTTTAGAAAGAGTGTTTCGAATAACGCGATGAACTTAACATACACCGGCGAAAATGCTGGAGCGTTACGAACGTGACGGCGGCGGAACAAAGCTGGACGACTGGGAACAGGACTGGCTGGCAGAATACAGAGCAATGACAAAGGAACAGGAAGAACAGAATGACAACGGCGGAAATGTTTGAACAGATGAAAACAGAACTTGATGACCGTGTGGCACAGCTGCGCAGCGCGATGGATGAAATGCAAGCATCGTGCTGTCATGTTGCACACACGTTGGAAAAGATGACAAAACCCGCACCGGCGGGCGGTGAAAAGCTGTACACAACGTCCGAGATTATCCAGCTGGTACAAGAGGCTGTGAGCGAAGAGATTTGCGGATTGGGAGACGAGGGAATAGTTGTCGCGTATGAAGTCGAACGCGGCATCATCGGAAAATTGGTGAAGGAGGACGAGCATGAAACGGGTGTTTGAGCTAAAAGCACGGGCGAACGACGTAGGCTACAGCGTCACGCTGCGAATCAACGGCAGAGCCTTTGCCGCATCGGCGATTGTTGCGAACGGCGATGCGGTCGGCAGTACATACAAGCAGATTGTAACGCAGCTGGCTGAGGTCTACGGAAGCATCGAAAGAAAGCCGGAGTACGCGGACATTGCAGCAGCGAGAGATGAAACATACTTTACGATCTGTTCGTTGAACAAGATTGTGAAACTGGGAGGACAACATGAGACTGATTGACGCAGACGCATTAGTTAAAGAGGCAGAACGCCTATACGGAGAATGGAACAAAGCCATGGCAGGCGCGGAAGGTACAAGACAAATTAACAAGGTGTACAAAATGCAGGAGCTTAGCAAGGCAGTAGCGGAGGTGGCACGAAACATGACCACATACGTGCCTAGTCCATGCGAAACACACTGGATCCCGTGCAGCGAACGGCTGCCGGAGATGCATGAGGAAAACGACTATACAGGTCGGTACGAGGAGTCAAATTTAGTGCTGATTTGCGATGCGAGCGAGTTGCACCCGCAGGTGCATGTCGGGCGCTGCGTGAAAATCGAGGACAGAACGTGGTGGAGGACAAGGGAATGGAAAGTGCTTGACAAGGTCGTAGCATGGATGCCGCTGCCACAAACGTACAAGGAGAAAAATGAAGATGACGAATGAACAGGCGATTGAACAGCTGCAAAAGTTGATTGAATTCTGGGAGTTCATGATGCACGTAGCGAATGATGATTTGCAGGGCACGAGGCTGGAGCTGGAAGCTCTGCGCATGGCCGTGCAGGCGCTGGAAGAAAAGCCGCGCTGGATTCCGTGCAGCGAACGGATGCCGGAGATGCACAAGGGAGAAGTAGACGGTGAATTTTATAAGGTATCGGATAGACTTCTGTTCAGCTCCGCGGCAGGGGTGTGCTGTGGTTTCTATGAAGAATCTGATGCTGGCAGACCGATGTGGTACGAAGATTATGTTGGCGGACCGATGTGGTACAGCACGGAAGGGCTTACGTGTGAGAATGTCACCGCTTGGATGCCGATGCCGGAAGTGTACAGCAAGGAGCAAATATACACACAACAAAACGAACGGAGGACAAAACAATGACAAGAGTATACGAATACACTACTTGGATGAATAGCGAAGAATGGAAAGCAAAAAACGCCGCAGCAATTGCCGCAGGCAAGGCCTACAAAGGCACCAAGTTTTCGGTTGGAATCGGAAGCGGGGGTACACGGACCTTCCTGGTTTTTGCCGAAACCAAGGAAGAAGCAAAGGGTCTTGCACTTGAAGCTTTTCGGGCAAGCGGCCATCAAAATTACGATATCAGCAAGATCAACTGCAGAAACGTTACAAACTGCAAGAAATATAACTAAGCCAAGAGCCCAGCCCCTGAGGGGCTGTTGCTCGTATTATGGAAGCTACAGAGCTGCGGCTGGAGGTGAATACGTGACAATCAGAGATGTTTTAGATGCCGACTGGACTGTCGCGTGGATACGCGCGACGATAAGGGATTTACAAGGGCGGTTTGTTGCGAAGTACATTATCGGCAAAGATGTAAAGCCGTATGTGTATTGCCGCTATCAGTGCGAGGCGGAAGGCGGGAGCGTATACGATGACGGCGGGCGTAAATACGTTTTTATCAACCGCACTATACAGCACTCCCAGCTCGATGAATGCACAACAAGAGAAAAGGCAAGGTCGGTTGGAGTGCTGCTTACAGAGATTCCGGCGGCGTTGCTGGACCTTGAGATAAACCATATGCGTCCGGAGGGTACAGGGCGATCGGATGGTTTGCACGGATACAGTTTTACATGCAGAGTATTTGCATGGGATGCATTGCCAGACGAACGCGAGAAAGAACAAGGAGAACTGACATGAAGACAAGGGTAAAAGACTACTTAACGCAGGCTGAGCTGCTTTGCCAGCTGGCGGAAGAGAGCGCAAAACTTGCGCAGGCGGCGCTGAAAGAGCGCCGGACGCTGACGAACGACAACCCGACGCCGACATCATATGCCGACGCCCGCAACAATCTGATCGAGGAAGTCGCCGATGTTTTCGTGTGCTTGAGTGAATTGCTTGAGATCCGCGACTGGGAAGAGGTTGCGAATATCCGAGAAAAAAAGGAAAACAGGTGGCTGCGGAGGTTGAGCGAAAAGTGAAAATGAAGGAAAAATACAACTACACAAAAAAGATGGAAGAAATCTTTAAATGCTTAGACTTCGTAAAAAAAGCTCGAACCCATGCAAACGTTTGCTGTGGCAAGGAAAGAAAACTTCATGATACGCTCCGCAAAGCGTATTTAACAGAGCTCAAGGTGGACTTGATGATCTTGAACTCACTGTTAAATGAGTGGAGTTACGATGGATGCAAAATAGAAAGGGACGAACATGAACAGATTGACACATGAACGAACAAATGGTATTAAGAGCGGATATTGGTCGCAGGCAAAGAAAGACGAGCTGATCGCTCGGCTGGCGCAATATGAAAATACAGGGCTAGAACCGGGAATAATTGCTGATATGGTTCGCAACTACGAACAGATTTGCAAAAAAATGAAGAGAATAGAGGGGAATGGCGGAGATGAATAAAGAGATTAAAGAGCTTGTTGATTTATGCAAGCCTGTTGGACACAAAAACGTGTCCACTTTGGACACGCAGATTGTAGAACTTCCGATTGCGCGATTAATCCCGAATTCTGAAAACTTTTATGACACAACGGACTTGATGGATTTGAAAGAGTCTATCAAAGAACATGGGTTGCTACATCCGATCGCAGTGACAGAGCTGGGAATAATTATTTCCGGAGAGCGTCGGTGGAGAGCGATTGGTCAGTTGCTTAGCGAAACTGGAGATGAACAATACAGCAAGATTCCAGCTGTAGTAATCACAGCGGAAAATCCGACAGAACAGGAGATGATGCTGATTGAAGCGAACTCCGTCACGCGTGTACTATCATCGTATGAAATCGCACAACAAGCGAAGCGGTATGACGAGTTGATTGCTGAAGCAAAGCGAAACGGAAAAGACGTGAAAGGGAGACGCAGGGATATTGTTGCAAAGATGATGAAAATTAGCCCTGCACGTGTGGGGCGGTTGATGGCGATTTTAAAAAACCTCAACGAAGAATCGAGGGAGCAGTTTGCAAGAGATGAAATCAGCGAATCGGTTGCATACGAACTATCGAAACTGCCACCTGCCGAACAAAAGCGCATAACTTCCTCAAATGATTCACACCAAACAACAGTGGAGACTGTTAGAGGGTGGGCAAAAAAAATTGAGGCAGAAGAGAAGGAGAACGCAGAAACTGACGAGCCTGAAAAATCGGAGGTGCAATCTACAGAATTGGATGACGTATCAAATGAGTGGAGAGAAAAGATAGAAAGGGCGGAAGAAAATGGCGAGACATATAGCGGATTTACGCCGAAGAGAGATGCTAGCATGCATTTTGATGAAAAGGCAATGCGTGAAGCTGTTGTCGTCGAGCAAATTGAGAACGCAAGAAAAACAGCGAGCAGGCATGAAAAGAAAGTGATTGATGGGTTGATTGAAAAGTATGGTACCGATTATGGGTACATAACCTACAAAATTGCAGAAATGCTCGGTGTTAGCATGGATTCGATGTGGAGGGTTGGCGAAAAATGAAAATTGGGTCAAAAGCCCGGGTTCGCATGGGCGCAACCGGGACGGTGAAAACGGGAACAATTGTGTACGTGCACCCGAAGCGGCGTTTTTGCGTGGCAGACGTAGAACTGCCGTTTGGGAAGCATGTCAGAGAAACGGTGTATCCGATTTACAGAAGGTCGAAAATCAAAAGTTGAGAGGGAAAAGGCAGCACTGCGGTGCTGCCTTTTGACGCAGGTGGAGGAAGGTATGAGGCGATGCTCGGTTATGTGCCCGATGTACGATTACGAACGAAAAATGTGCATGCAATGCGGCAGATACATAAGGTTTTTGAATGAATGCCCGTCAACAAAATATAATAGAGCGCTGAAAAGTGGGGTTGACAAAAAAAGAACGGAGGAATACAATGGCAAATAGATACGCTAGTTATAGATGGATTCGGTGTAAGTGTTGCAAAAACAACATGATTCGGATAGAGAGGGACACAGAGGCAACGCAATTACCAGTGTATTGCCGTAAATGTAAAAATTCATTTAAAGTTAACATCAGACCAAACTTCGATGTTGAATATTGTGATTAGGCGTGAACGTTTAGCGTGTGAGCCATTATCTACACAGATATGTCTGCGTAGATAATGGCTCTTATTTTTTATTTTTGTGAGGTGCAGCATGAGGACGCTGTATGATTTAGCTCAAGAGTATAAAGAAAATTTAAAGCTGGTCGAAAGTCGAATTGAAGAATTGGAGCGCATGCTGAATGAATCGATATCTACCGAAAAGAAAAGAGGGATTAGACGCCGGCTAAACGCGTTGCATAAGATTCAAACAGACAACGCAAGGATCATACGTGAAATGGAGAACTATTATGAAACGCAAGAAAATAATTCGTGCAGGTCGATTTGTTCATGCAACAGTATACAGCGCGCCAAACAATTTAAGGGATGGAGCCAGGGTTCGGGCAGCAAAGAAAAAGGCATCCAGCGCGGCAAGACAGAGAATTAATGATAAAGTGGCTTGCAGAAAGTGTGAGTATTTATTAGAGACAAACTTTGACGAACATGACTACGTTGTCACAGCGACATACGAAAAACTTCCGGCTAGCAGATCTGCTGCCGATCGGCGCGTTCGCAGTTTTTTTGAGCGACTTCGAAAGACCGGAAGAGAGGTAAAATATATATACGTGACAGAAGGAAAACATGGCTCTGAAGATATGAAGATGGATAAACGCTTTCATCATCATATCGTAATCAACGGAACCGGCAATGCAAAAACAGATGTAGAGGCGTTTAAGAAAGCATGGACATGGGGGAATATCCACGTAGAAAGGGTGGAACCCTTGAATATGGCGGCACTGGCACAATATCTTACAAAGGAACCGCGCGAAGAAGGGAGAAAGGTCGGTGCGCGCGCATGGAGGCAATCGAGAAATCTTAAACGATGGATAGAAGAAAATGGCGTGTGTGACGATAACGAGACGATTACTCCACCGCCGGGGTCTATTGTACTAAGTAATGAAGAAGAACGTGTTATAGATATATTTGGAAGTTATAAGTACATTAAGTACTACAATCAACCACATTTGTTCAGCTCGAAGTATGTGCGAAATCGAAAAAAGAATAACTATTTTGCCTTGAAACCATAGTATATTGTATTGACATAAAGCGTTGATACAAAGTATAGGCATAAAATTTACGACTTGACAAATACGTAAATAAATATTAATATAATAACAGCAACAAAAAGCAAGGGGCAAAAACTTGCTTAAATATTTTAGGCGTGAACGTTTAGCGTGTGAGCCATTATCTACACAGACACATCTGCGTAGATAATGGCTTTTATTTTTTGCTTTTTTTGAGGTGAGAAGTATGGCAAACAGACCGATGCACCCGTGCAGACATCCCGGCTGCACGAAACTGGTGGCTGGAAGATACTGCGAAAAACATCGGCGCGACACAAACGCAAAGAGCCGCGCAGCTACAGCTAGGCATGCGATGTACCTGAGACCGGGGTGGAAAAGACTACGAGCAACCCAACTGCTGCGAGAACCGTGGTGTCGAGAATGCGCAAAGCGCGGGAGACGCATCCGTGCGACAGACGTTGATCACATCACGCCGCACGATGGTGATGAACAACTTTTCGCTGACAAAAACAACCTGCAAAGCCTCTGTCATGCTTGTCACAGCAGAAAAACCATGGCAGAAAACAGAAAAAATAAGAAAATTTAAAGCGCAAACGCTCATGCACGTGCGCATACGCGTATGCACGCGCATCAGGCGCGCAGAAACAAAACGCGAAGCGTTTTGACCCCTCCCCACCCTTTGAAAATTTCGAAGGGTGGCCGCTTGACCGCATGCCCCCATTCGCACGAAAAAAAATCCCACATCAAAATTTTGGAGGTGAAAATATGCCGACGAGACCGAAACCGGTTAGCGTTCTACGGAACGAAAAACGGAGCCACCGCACAAAGGCGGAGCTGGAACACCGCGAAAAAGCTGAGAACGCATTGCTGACTGGGGAAAGCATGGTGGAGAAGCCGGAAGTCAAAGCGGACGATACAGCGCACGCCGTGTTTTTGCGCGCGAGATATTTGCTGCGGAAAATCGGCAAGTCGGATGCGCTATACGAAAACATCATCAACCGGTACGCGCAGCTGGCGGCAGAATGTCGAGATTTTGAACGCAAGCGCGAAACGTTTCACAAGCGTTCGCTTGCGCTGGATCAGAAGTTTGAAAATCAGGGTGCGGAGACACCGGAAAAAGAACGAATTCGCCCGACGGAGTATTTTAAACTTTCCGCGCAACTGCAAGCGCAAGTACTCGGTTTAGACAAGCAAGTGCAAGCGAAGAGAAAGATGTTGCTTGACATCGAGAAAGAGTGCGTAATGACTATTTCTGCAGCACTACGTGCGATTCCAAAGCAAGAGCAGGAAGAAGATGACAACGATCCGATGGCAGAGTTTTTAGCATCGAGGCCGCACGTTGTTTAGTACAGAACACGCGGACTTTGTCGAGGGGTTCGTATCATGTCTTAGGCATCCAGATGGCGAATGGGCGGGAAAGCCGTTCCGGTTGATTGACTGGCAGCGCAAAGCTGTCAGAATGTTTTATGGAACGGTACGAGACGATGGTACCGGAAGGCGTAAGTATCAATACTTGTATCTTGAAATTCCAAAGAAAAACGGAAAGTCAGAACTCGCCGCAGCATTGGGGTTATATCACCTGATTGCCGACGGCGAAGTACAAGGCGAAGTGTATATCTGTGCGGCAGATCGCGAAAATGCCGGAATCATTTTTACAGCGGCACTTGGAATGCTTCGGCAATCCAAAACACTGACAAAGCAATGCCGGATTCGCGAATCGGTAAAAGAGATTATACATCTGCCAACCGGAACGAAAATGAAAGTTATGTCTGCCGAAGCATATAGCAAACATGGCTACAAACCATCATGTGTCATCTTTGACGAGTTACATGCGCAACCTAATCGAGAATTGTGGGACATCATGACTTTTGGCGCAGGTGCGGCACGTAGGCAGCCGGTATGGATTGTACTGACAACTGCTGGTGATGACCCGGATCACACATCAATCGGCTGGGAAGTGCATCAGCAGGCACGAAAAATCATTGATTATCGTGCTGGAAAAACAGAAGGAAATTTTGATAATCCCGTTTGGTTGCCGTTTATCTTTGGATTGCCAGATGACTCAGAGGTTGTAAAAGGAATTGACATTTACGATGAGAAAGTTTGGTATGAATGCAATCCATCGTTAGGACAGACAATTGATATCGAGACGGTTCGCACGGAAGCATTGGACGCAAAAAACAATCCGGCGCGTGAACGATTGTTTCGCTGGCTGCGACTAAACCAGTGGATTGCGGTAAAGGCTGTTGGGTGGTTACCACTGACACTGTTTGATGCAACGGAGCGAACTGAGCTGCCAGATTTAACGGGATATAAATGCTTTGGTGGTCTTGATTTGTCAACAACAACGGATCTGACGGCGTTTGTATTGTTGTTTCCGCCGCAAAAGGCACTAACACAATGGGTAGTAAAATTTCAAGGCGCATGGTTGCCGGACGAAGATATAGCTGGCAGAGAAAAGCAAGACCATGTTCCGTACAGCGGTTGGAATGAAAATGGATACATAGATTTGTGCACAGGAGATACGATCGACTATATGCAGATACGTCAAGCGATTAACGATGCAGCTGATGCGTATGAGCTGCAGATGCTTGGTGTTGATCCGTATATGTCGCGGTCGTTGACGCAATACCTGGATTCTGACGGCATAAATATTGTGGAAATACCGCAAAATTTGAGGTATATGTCCCCTGCAATGAAGGAACTAGAAAAGTGTTTGCGTGACGGCGCGATGGTACATTTGCCGAATCCGGCAGCGAGATGGTGCTTTGGAAACGTTCGCATTTATGTGGACGGAAACGAAAATATAAAGCCGATGAAAAATAGGTCGGTTGGAAGAATTGACATCATGGTTGCATGGATTATTGCGGTAGCTACTGCGTCGCTTAATTCTGGGGGCGACTTGAATACGGCGATAGAGGAAGGAGAGTGGACGATGTGAAACGTTTTATCAGACAATTACTTGATGTTGTACCTGATGCTGCAATAACAGCAGGTGGCGCATGTATTGTAAACGGTGTTTATCAGCTCCTTCCAGCGGCGGGATGGATTGCGGCCGGAATTTTACTAATCGTGCTTACGTTGCTATGGATCGGAGGAAAGAAAAAATGATTTTCGATTCTGCGATTCGCAATATATTTGCATCTGCAACGCAAGATAGGCAGACGCTGACATTATCTAGTGTGGACGGTTGGACAACCGGAGGAAAGTTGTTTGAGACGAGCAGAGAGAAAGCGTTGAAGCTTTCCGCCGTTAATGCATGCGTTGAAGTTTTGTCAAACAGCATGGCAAAGCTCCCTGCGTTTGCTATAAATTCGAGAACAAAAGAACGAGTGAACCATGAAATTCTTCGGCTGCTGTGTGATAGACCGAATGACGCGATGACCCCCAGCGTTATGAAAAAGATGGTCGAGGTTGACCGATTAACGCGCGGCAATGGATATATATGGATTGTCAGAGACTCTCGAACAATGCGCCCAACAGAGTTGATTCCGGTGCCGGCCGATCTTGTCGAGCCGTATATTGATGGGGCTGGACGATTATGGTATGTGCTATGCCATCCGCGAACTGGAGAACCAATGAAATTGCCAAGCGAAGACGTGGAGCATTTCAAAGCATACAGCACGGATGGCATTCGAGGCGTATCAGTTCTACATAGAGCGGCAGAAGTGATTTCATCAGGAATTTCGTCACAAAAATATGAAACTGGTCTGTATCAAAACGGCACTAAGCTTTCTGGAGTTCTGTACGCAGAAGGCGACATAAAATCAGAAAACAAAGATGCGATACGCAGAGAGTGGTCAAAAATCCATTCGGGACCAGATAACGCGTTCAAAGTAGCGGTGCTGGATCACGGATTGAAATTTCAGTCTGTTTCCATGTCAAATTCAGATGCGCAGTTTGTAGAAAGCAAAACACTAAACATCGAAGACATTGCCCGCTTCTTTGGAGTGCCGTTATATAAAATTGGAGCGGGAAAACAGTCGTACAACTCTAATGAGCAAAACAGCATTGAGTATGTGACGGGAACACTGCATCCGATTATCCAGCAATATGAAGAGGAAGATACATATAAACTATTGTTGCCATCTGAACGGTCAAAATGCATTGAATTGAGAAGAAACATGATGGCGGAACTGCGAGGAGACAACGCAAGCCGGGCATCATGGTATCGTTCAATGCGAGAAACTGGCGTGTTCAGCGTAGACGAAATCCGAGAACTAGAAGATATGGGACCGGTTTCTGGTGGAGATGTTCGATACGCGTCACTTAATTACGTACCCCTTGATAAATTCACCCAACTGAGCGTCAACAGAAATGGAGGTGAGAAGTAGTGAGAGTAACGTTAAACGGAAACATTGTAGATGATACTTCGGCGGATATCTATCGCTGGTTTGGATTTAACAATGTCTTTAGTCCATCTGATGTTCGCAGCGCGATACAAAATACGCCGGATGAGGAAGAGCTAACGCTAGAATTGAATTCTGGCGGCGGGGATCTAATGGCAGGATATGAGATGTATACGCTGCTGAAAAACGCAGAATGCTCAACAACGGTGGAAATTCAATCGTTGGCTGCTTCAGCTGCCACAGTGGCAATGTGCGGCGCCAACAGAGTGACCGCATCGCCGGTCGCACAGATTATGATTCATTTGCCATCAACGATGGCAGAAGGAAATCAGGACGACATGAACCATACGGCAATGGTATTGGAAAGCAATACCGAATCCATCCTTAATGCCTATGAACTGAAATGTGCAGACAAATGCGATCGGAAAGAACTTCGGATAATGATGAATGTTGAAACATGGATGCCCGCGTCTGATGCGCAAGAAATTGGACTTGTAGACGAGATTTTACACTCGGAAGCTACAATTACGGGAGAAAGCATCACACACATTGTAAACAGCATAAACGGACTCCCTGCAATTGAGTTGTTGCGGGATAAATATGTGAAAGAACATAGTGCAAAAAAAACAGAAAGAAAAAAAGCAGAGATGGAAATAGCGCTTGAACTTGCGCGATTTGGAGGTTTTTCATGAGCATTAGACAGCAGTTGTACGATTTGAAAGCTCAGCGTGCGGGGCGCTTGACGGCAGCCCGCTCGGCACTGGAAAATGATGATATGCAGACGTATAGCGAAGAACTGCAGGCGGCACAGGAAATGAATTCTAAGATTGAATCGATTGAAAATTTGCTTGCCGAAGAGGAACGGTTTGGCAAGGAAACACAAAATAAGCCGTTAGATTCGAATAAAAACAACCTCAATGAGATCCTCGCATCGAGAGAATACACACGAGCATTTGCTGCGGCTGTTCGTGCAGGCGTGACGCCGCGAACGGCGAGAAACGGTGAGGGGTACGGCGTGCTGTTGGATGCCTTGAAGGAAAACGGTGGCACACCGGAGGGCTCGGACGGTGGATTCCTTGTTCCGACTGATATGGACACTATGATTAGAGAGTACAGACGACAGCTTGTTGCACTTTCCAATCTTTTTGCTTCAGAGACTGTAACCGCACCAAGTGGATTCAGAGTCGTTGACAAAGCGCCAACGAAGGGATTCACAAAGGTTGAAGAAATGGCGACTATCGCAAAGGACGATCAGCCGAGCTTTGCAAAAATTACATATACTGTATCCAAATACGCAATGATTTTGCCAGTATCCAACGAGCTGATGGATGACAACACCGCGGGACTGATGCAGTATTTGGCGCGATGGTTCGCAAAGAAGGGCGTAATTACAGAAAACCGCGAGCTCCTGGGAAAAACAAACGATATTAAAGCGGAAGCGGCTACGAAGGGAGAAGAGCTGGAAACAATCAAGACAGCATTGAACGTAACGCTTGACCCAGATATCGCGTTGAATGCGAGATTCATCGTAAATCAGGATGCATGGAATGCGCTGGACAACTTGGTAGACGGAAACGCAAGACCTCTTCTTCAGCCAGATCCGACTTCTGCAACAAGCAAAATGCTGCTGTCACACCCGATTGTATGTATGCCGAATTCACAGATGCCGAACAACTCTGATGGCACATCTACTATTCTGGTTGGCGATTTCACGCAGTACGCGACATTGTTCCGCAAAAAGCCGCTTGAAATTGCGAGCACAAACATCGGAGGAAACGCGTGGAGCACAGACTCCACAGAAGTTCGAGGAATTATGCGAATGGACGTTGAAAAGTTTGACTCTTCGGCTGCAACGGCAATTAAAATCACAGTATGATTTCCACTGATGATTTGAAGTTATACCTCCGCGTCGACAGTGACGCGGAGGACGAACTGATAGAGTTGTTGCAAGAAATGGCAATTGAATATCTTGCACAGGCGGGAGTAGCAGCAACTGATGGTGCAAGATATGATATGGCGATCAAAGGACTTGTACTGCATTATTATGATCACCGGGATGACGGAGCTGCTTTTGGTTATGGTTTGCAGGCGTTGATTAACCAACTTAAATGGGAGAGTAACTGATTGGACGCGAATGATTTAAATTGTCGTGTGTCGGTATATGGTCCGCACGCGCAGAAAAATTCGATAGGTGAGGAGAGTTCCACATTTTCGAAAATCAAAGATGTGTGGGCATCGGCTAAAGAAAAGACCGGCACCGAAAAAAATGAGAGGGGCAATACCGTATCTGCGGAAGGCACATATAGGTTTGCGCTCAGGTCTAATGCAGTTCCCGACTTGTCCAAAGATATGTACTTTATGTACGCTGGCAGTCGGTATGATATTCTCCATATTTCACCAACATTTCGCGATTCCGGGTTTGTAGAGTGCACGTGCAAAAGGATTGTTGAATGAGTGATATTGGATTTGACGTTTCAGAGTTAGACGATTTTGCAAGAAGCATGATTTCGAAAGCAAGGAATGAAAATCCTAAACAGGTGAAAAAATTTATGCGAAAAGAGGGTAGTAAGCTGAGGTCTCAAGTTGCCAAAAAGGCTCGCCTTCGCGTAAAAAAGACAAAAAAAGAGCACAAAAACAAGAAGTTTGAATATTTTGCATCAATTAAACGGGGCAAACCGTATAAATACGATGGAGATGACGCTATCCGAACGTATTCGTATGCCCCGCATGCACATCTGATTGAAAAAGGACACCGACTTATATCACACGGAATGGAAGTGGGCTTTGTAGAAGGAAAACATGTCTTTCGGGACGCACAACGTGAATTTGCGCCGAAATTTGCACGAGATGTGGATGATCTTACAGAAGACTTGGCACGAGACGTGGAAAAGAAAAAATGAAGCTGAGAGATTTAAAGCAGGCTGTAAACGCAATCGTGCGTCAAGCCGCACCGGATATACCAATTGTAGATGCCGATTTGATGGAGCCGATTCACAGACCGTCCTTTAAGACATTTGTTGATTCAGGTTCTTGCGGAAAATACAATCCCGATAGTATAAGCCGAACTATCTATATTGATATCTATTTTTTTGCTACAGATTCGCAGCGTCCAAGATTAGAAAATATGGACATTCAGGATGCTCTGACTTATGCTTTCGCGGATGGCATTCCAGTTGAAAACACCGTGATTCCTGTGCTTGAGGACGTTGACTTCTCAATAGAAGATGGCGTGTTACACGCCGAACTGACAATAGAAGTAATGGAAACGGTTTCGCTGGACGATGATGAAGATAGCGAAACGATGGAACATTTAGAGATGGAGGGATTACATGGCGGCTTCAATGCCTAAAATTTCGATTGAATTTCGAAGAGCGGCAGAATCCGTGTCTGCGAGATCAACGCAGGGAACAGTTATTTTACTTATGACCGACACGACTGCGAAGGATACAGAACCGACGGTGTTTTTAACCGCCGAAGCGGCGCAGGCCGCTGCAAAAAAATATACGCCTGCAAATCTGCAGTATATTTTAGATGCGTTTAGTGCGGGCGCCGCAAAAGTCGCAACGGTCAGGATTGGGGATTCGATTACGGACGCGCTGTCGATTATTGCATCCAGCGCTCTGACAGGATACGTGACAGTCGCTGCCGGAAACACCTCTGACTTTACTGCACTTGTGACGTGGATCAGAAACCAAGAAACCGCAGGAAGATCTCAGTACACAGGCATCGTGTTTAATGCAACAGCGCCGAACTGCCAACACGTCATTAACTTCACGACCACGACTGTAACTTTCGCGGATGGACGCGGACAGGTCTCAGGAGCACAGTTTCTGCCGACCTTAGCAGGCATCATCGCCGGGTGCGGAGTGACAAGAAGCTGTACATACTTTAACTGCACGATGCTGTCGGCAGCAACCGAAACGGCAGAAAAGGACGATGCTCTTGCGGCAGGAAAACTGTTTTTATTTGCTGACGGTGCGGATATTCGGATTGCCTGCGGCATCAATAGCCTGACGGATACGAGTGTAGACGATGATTTGAAATATATTGATACAGTTGCAGTCATGGATATGATACAGCACGATATCACACGCATCTGGAAAAACAGTTTTGCTGGCAGATACAGGAATACGAAAGACAATCAAATGCTGCTGGTTGCGGCTATTAAAACGTACTTTAGCGGTTTGGCTGCAGAAAGCATCCTCGATCCAGATAGTGAAAACACTGTGGCGATTGACGTTGAAACGCAGCGCAAGGCGTGGATTTCGGCGGGTAAAGCAGAAGCTGCAGACTGGACGGATGCAAATGTGATGGTAAAAACATTTCGACGAGATGTTTATCTTACCGGTACGATTCGAATTGTCGGAACGATGGATAATATTAAGTTCCCAATTACATTGACATAAGGAGAGGAAATGGCAAAAAGATATAGGCCGAATGATGTTTTGACCGGCACCGACGGTCACATCTGGTGGAATGGACGAAACCTCGCAACTGTTACAAAATTTGAGTCAAAACTGACCGCAAATTTTGAAGACATAGAGGTTTGCGGAGATCCCTCAACACAGAAGAAATATACGGGATATAGCGGAAGTGGCACGCTGTCATATTACAAAGTAGACACGCAGCTGGTAGATGAGATGATTGAGGCGTATAACGAAGGTGTAATGCCGGAAATTGAAATCATTACCTCGGCAACAAATCAGAGAACAAAGGAATCCGGTCGATATAAGTTTTCCGACGTCACGGTATCGGAGTTGACAATCCTTTCCTTCGAATCGAAGAAGATGATTGAAGAAGAAGTTCCGTTTGAGTTCGGAAGTGTGGAAATCTTGGAAAGCATTGGGGTGGAAGCGTGAGTAAAGTTATGAAATTTGATGATTTGCTCCAGCACGCTGCCGAAAAGGAACAGAGCAAAGGTGAAGAAAAGGAAATTCAGCTGCTGGATGGAGAAAAAACTATCACGTGTGTTCGTTTGTCGGATAATAAAATCATGGATGTGATGGACGAATTTAGAAGCGCGGAAGCAACAACAAAGTCCGCAATAGAAAAAATCGACCATTTCATCTACGAATGCTGCCCGGAGCTGCAAAACACAGAATTGCATAAAGCTTTAGACGTCGCAGAACCGTGGGATGTCGTCAAACGCATTTTTTCGGTGCCGGAACGGTCCGCGATCGCAGATCAGCTGTTCGACTGGATGCAGCTTGACGCAATGACGGAACGCCAAAAAAACGAATAAAGCGCGACCCGGATCTGGATTTGTGTGCGTTTTACGCAACACGGGGATGGAAAATAGAAGATTTAGATAAGATTGCTTCAGCGTCTACCAATCTTCGAATCTTCCTGGAGGTCGCGCGTGAAAATTACTGGAATACTATGTACGACGTTATGTCGGCAGCGATAGCCAGAGCGCTTGGAGGTGAAGGAGATAGCTAAGGCAATATCTGTTATTCTAAACCTCAAAGATAATTACTCAAAGGGCTTAATCGGCGTCGCAAATCGAACAAAAGGCGTTACAAAGGAAATGAAATCATCCACGAAGCAAGTTGTTTCGTGGAAAAATAGTTTTGTGCAGTCCGTGAATTCGGTGACCAGCAAAATGGTTAAGTTTGGAATAGCAACAACGACAGCGCTGACGGGACTTGCTGCAAAAACAGGACTTTCGCAGGCGATGGACTTGGAAGGCTATAAGATGCAGCTGGAAACTGCTACCAAGGACACAAAAAAAGCTGCGTCCATCATGTCGTATGCAATTCAAATGGCAAACAAAACGCCGTTTGAAGGCGGCGAACTGGTAGAAGGTGCGTCTAAATTTGAAGCTATGGGTATGTCTGCAAAAAAATGGCTGACTGTCACCGGCGACATGGCTGCAGCAACGAATAAAGACTTTGACCAAGCGGTTGAAGCACTGATTGACGCCCAGACAGGCGAGCTGGAGCGTTTGAAAGAGTTTGGTATAACAAAGGCTCAGATTCAGGAACAAGGCGAGAAGATGTTCTCTGACGTCCAAATCGTAAACAATAAGGGACAGATTGTCAATCAGGAGAAGTTTAACGCGGCTATGATGCAGCTGCTGAAAGATAAATTTCAGGGCGGCATGGTCAAACAAGCAACAACCATGAAAGGCTTATGGTCTACAGTAACTGGCGTTGCAAAACTTTCCTTAGCAAAGATTGTTGGAATGAACGAAGACGGTTCTGTTCGCTCTGGCTCTGCGTTTGACTTGATGCGCAACAAACTGCAGCTGTTTGCAGACAAGCTGATGCAGATGCAGCAGGATGGAAGCATAGACCGCATTGCCACTCAGGTAACAGCACTTGTACAAAAAGCGACTGAATTGGCGAGTGCGATCGGCGGGCGCGTTATTCAGGTGCTGGACTGGATGTCACAGCACACAACGGCTGTAAAGATTGCATTAACCGGATTGGTAATCGTCATGAGTGCGTTCAAAGTAATAACCTTCATCGGGAATATTGTTTACGCAATCAATACAATCAAGACTTTTGCCGGCATGTTGAATATTGCGGGCGGTGCAATTGCAGGTCTTGCATCTCCGATTGGAATCGCGATTGCCGTTATTGCAGGCTTGGTTGCGGCGGGAGTCCTGTTGTACAAAAACTGGGACACTATTTGTGCGTATGCAAGCAAGCTGGCAGATTGGATAAATGGAACTTTTAGTAACATATCGGACCATATAGTAGCCGCATTCGACAAAATTCCTGAGCCGATAAAAAAGGTTTTGGATTGGCTCGGAGAAAAGTTTCAATGGTTGTCGGATAAAATGTCGTGGCTTACCGGAACGTTTGGAACGGTTGGAAAAATTCTTGGTACAGTAGGAACTGGAATGAAAGCTGCCGGCATTGGACACAACGCAAGCGGCACGCCTTATTGGCGCGGAGGATTGACATCCATCAATGAGCGCGGCGGTGAAATTGTTGATTTACCGTCTGGTACGCGCATAATCCCACACGACGTATCCGTCAAACAACAGGGAAATAAGCAAAACACCGTCAACGTGTATGTGACGGTGCAAGGAAACGTCATCGGAAACCGCGAATATATGGAGCAAACGGGCGAGTATATCGCAAAAAAGATTATCAACGCAATGGATATTTCGTGAGGAGGGCAAACGTGCAGATTGTATTGTCGGCAAACAACCTGGCTGAAGTTTTTGTAATGCCACATTGCCCTCCAGGAATAAACATCGAAAACGGACAAACTATTTCTGACTACGATGGATTATCAAATCATCTGACGATGCCAGGGAACCTTGAGCCGATAAAGGTTTCCTGGGAAGCTCTGTATCCATGTAGACGATACAGG